TATTATCAACTGCCACCTGATTGTGTGCGTGTGACAGCCGTTAAGGTACTTTCTAGCGGTCTTAACTACCCAGTGCAACCAATTGACTCAGAAGAACTTTGGAACGCTTACAACATCATTCCTGCAACGACTATCAACTTGCCACAGTTCTACTTTATTCGCGGTAACAACGAAATTGGTTTGTATCCTATTCCTTCTACTTCCTACACCAATGGACTTGCAGTATCTTATGAACCACGACTAATAGATATGACCTACGATGATGTTACTGATACAACTTCAGGTGCTACGGCTACTGTTTCCAATGGATCATCAACTGTAACATTTTCTAGCGGTATTATTACTCCTAACATGGTTGGTCGCTGGATTCAGTTTACTAATGGTTCAGACGGTAACTGGTATCAGATATCTATTTATGACAGCTCTACATCTATTGAGTTAAACAACATGTACGCTGGTGTATCTGGTTCTGCTCAAAGCTTTACAATAGGACAAGCCCCAGACATTCCCGAAGATTATCACCTAGCACTTGCTTATTACTCTGCTTACAACTTTTATTTGAAGCGTAAGGACAGTGGAACTGCTACACTATATAAGAGCTTATTTGAAGATTTGCTACAGCAGTACAAAGAAACTTACGCAAGCAAAACTACTGGACAAGTACAAAAAGCTCAACCAGATGGACCAATCAGTTTGTTCTGGTTCCCTCCAACTGGCTTGACAGGATAAGGAGTTCTAAATGGCTAAAGGTTTTAAGAACGAAGAACGATACAAAATACACAATCAGTATTTTGAAGGTGGGGTATCAATTGACCCTAAAATTGGTGTTGCTAATAGTTTCTACCAAAGTCAAGGATTAGATTTTCGTTCGGTACCTTCTCAGCTTAGTGTGCTTCCTGGCGCACGTACAGTAGCTATTAACTTACAAGACACTATTACAGCTATGGTACAAGATGTTAACGGTGTACGATATGGAGTCGGTGATGGTGGTGGGTTTTATCGTATAAATACATCTAACGTAGTGAGCAAAGTAGCACAACTTGATAGCAATGGTGCTGCAGGGCTTTACTATAACCAAGTTACCGACCAAATATATATTCCTAGCCAAACAACAGTTTCATTGTATGGTCAAGTAACATCTGGCAATCCTGGCAATCCAACTTTTCGTTCTGCACAATTTGGTAAATCTGCTTCAACAGCTCCTGGCTGTGTTAACTTATTTGATTTAAGCAGTGGATACTACGCTGGTTTATCTCGTAACAACTCCCAATCAATAACTACTGGTATTACTTCCACTTCACAAGTTACAACCAATGCTACGCAGACGTATGCACTCAAAACAACCTACGCAGAAAACGTGGTTGAGGGTTGCTATTTTTCACCAGACATCGAACCATTTTATTCTATAGCTGTATATATTGCCGCTAAAGGTACAGGCAACTGGACACTTACTTTACATGATTCAGTCAATAATCAATTGGCGGCAGTGACAATAACTAATGCAAACCTTACTAGTGGTGCATACAACGAGTTTGTATTTGGTAAACAGATTAGGGCGCTTGTGAACGCTGCTCAAACAGGTAAGAACTCATCGTATCATTTTCACCTTACATCTACTGTAGCTGACGGAACTGTTGGAACTATTAACTCTTCTGACTTTACAAGCACCGACTTTTTGTTATTTGCATACCGACTTGTACAAACTAATAACGGTTGGCACCCTACAGCATTCTTTAACTCAGCATCTGGTTCATTCCTTTGTGTAGGTAATGGTCCATACCTAAGCACCTATAACTTTGGTAACGATACTAATCCTCTTAACTCCATGTGGAACAGACATGCACTAACACTTAACTTGGGGCATGAGGTTTGTGGCCTAACTACCAATAACCAATACCTTGTTATTGCTACAGAGAAACGATCAACTACAGCAAACAGAAACTTTCAAGAAGGAGCTTTATATTTCTGGGACGGGACAACTGCACAACCTAACTTTAAAATAGATATACCAATGGGCGCACCATATGGGGTCTATACATTTAATAACGTTACTTACTTCTGTGTCGGTGGTTCGTTGTACGCATGGAGTGGTGGTCAAACTGTTATTAAAGTTCGTAAACTTGCATATCAAAACACCGATTATCTTGGTGCAGTCGATTCTACTATTATAAATCCAAACATGCTTACATCACGCTACAGCTTACTCATGATTGGCTATCCGTCTACCACTACCAATGTTAATATCAACTATGGTGTTTGGTCGTGGGGTACTGTAGAACTTAGCTTTCCAAACAGCTACGGTTATTCATATTCGCTTGCTAATAATATACAAAACAATAATACTGGTGGAATTACAAATCTAAAAATTGGTTCTGTATATAACTTTGTAGATACTATGTACATAAACTGGTCGTATACAGATGCAGGTGGTATTACTCGTTATGGTGTTGACGTTGTGGATAACTTTTCAACTCCAGCTACTTCATTTAACTGGCAGTCGCTTATTTATGATGGTACGGTAATCTACAAAACCAAAATAGGTACCAGATACAAAATCAAGTTTAACTCATTCCCAGCAGGCTACACGCTCACACCATATTACATACTTGATCGTGGCACACCTGTATACGCTACAAATACTCCTAAGGTAGGAGATACCGATATACTTATGGAAGTTACTCCTGGACGATTCAAAGAGATTCAATGGGGCTTTACAGGCACAAGCTCAGGTGCAACACAACCGCTTGTTATTTCAGGTATTACAATGGAAATCGAACCTATACCAGACGAAGTAGATTTGCGAAAGGATAGCCAGTCGTGAACAATGAAAATAATGAGACTTTTAAAAATGCACCAAATATGTCACTTATGTTTACAATGTATTCAACGACTTTTGGTAATGGCGCATTTCAATTATTGCCACCTCCAACAGGTAACATGGAAGATGGATTTCCCAGTATTCCATATCTTTCACTCGAAGCTATTATTTACCAACAACAATCCAGCAACCCTCTAAGCGCACCAAGTACAGTGCTTGCAGGTGCTAGTGCTGGTCAACAAGTGATTGGTTCAACACAAACTGCAAATGACGCAACTGGTATTCCACGTTATATAATAGGTAATCAAGCTAAGTAGGAGATACTATGCCACCAGGCTCAAATTCACCATCAGGCAATCAAAATACATTCTTTGGTATAAAGGTTAGTAAACCAGGTATCAACGTCAATAGTGCTGGCGATTCTCAGCTTATTTATAAGAACGATTATTCTGCAGAAACTTTCTATACAGATACAGGAAGCATGTTATTCGGTAAAAATGCAAACGGTTCTCTTGGCATGACATTATCTGATAGTTCAGGATATACTTTGTTTACTATGAACGGTCAGACATGGAGTTGGTACGATCAAACATCAGGTAAGAATGTTATGCAAATTGGTTTATTACCAGATGGGAGTTATGGGTTTGCTGTAGCGGCATACGGATATAATGTTTCTGATGGATATTCCTGATGGCTGTTGATCCTAATAAGATTTATCTTGATTTGCCAAAATACGGCAACGATCAGATTATCGGTGTATTTACAAACACTTTGTCCAGTCCTGCACCAACTTTAAGTGGCTTCGTCACTACAGTAAATGATGTACGCGCTCATGGATTTGGTGATTCTGCATATTTTGAAGGTATATTTACTACCGATGGTGGCACTACTTGGAATACATTTGGATCACAAACTCCCATATTTGGTGCGCCTGGTCCTACATTTCAAACATTAAATGTTTCTGCAACTGTTGATACTAGCAATGTAAACGTGGCTATAGATAATTATTACGATTTAGCACATGGAGCTGGTTATGCGTACACTGTTACATACAAGATATATCTAATAGCTAAAAATACTATGGCTAAACCTATCACACCAATAAAAACTTCTAACAAACTTCTTTACGCATCTGAATACAATTACCAAAAGATATTTATGAAAGGCTCGGTAGCTTTAATTGTAAGTGCTGGTACAACAGGCACAAGTACACTAATAACTCATAACTTAGGCTATGTTCCTAAAATACGCGCTTATTATTATAATTTGGCAACTTCTTCTACAACTGTAAACAGGTTTTATCAAGAACCACAAACGCAAATTACTGCAACAACATTACAGTTTTACTCAGACCAAAGTGGTTTAAGACCAGGAATAACTTATGTTATAGATTACAGGATTTATTTGGATACATAATATGGCAATCAATACTAACATTATATTAGCAACTAGTGGCTTTTCAGGATTTGGTAACTATAAAAGCGTATCATTTAGCGTAGGTATTCCATCACAAGGTTTAGGTGTCAACAGTTACATTGGTCCATATACAGCATCTGCAGCATTAAACAATAGTAATGCAGTCACTGAAGTTCAATTACAATACTCAGGATTAGATTCATTTTGGCGTGAAGTTCCTGGCAACATATCTATAATAGTACCCAACGCAGGTGCAGCTACTTATGAAGTGCAAAGTTTCACTTATTTCAAAAATGGTAGCGTATATGTGGATACCTACATATCTAATCAATCAGGGTCTACAGTTACTATTCCTGCTATAACTGTTAACTGTCGAGCGTTTTTATTTATTGCACCTTTTTAATTAC